ATGATAAAGATTATACAGAGGAGATACTAAATGGAGATATTCATACAGCAAACCAAGTGGCTGCAGGACTTCAATCAAGAGATTCAGCAAAAACTTTTATATATGCCTTCCTCTACGGAGCTGGAGACGGTAAAATCGGAGAAATCGTTGGAGGAACTTCGGCAGCAGGTAAGAAACTTAAAGCAAACTTCCTTGCTAATACGCCTGCACTTGGAGCACTACGAAAGAGAATTGACGGAGAGAGTTCAAAAGGCTGGCTTAAAGGTCTAGATGGAAGAAAGTTATGGGTTAGGTCACAACATTCAGCACTAAATGTACTATTACAGTCAGCAGGTGCAATTGTTATGAAACAAGCCTTGCTTTTATTGGAAAAGTATGGTACAATATATAGTATAGATTACAAATTCTTACTTAATGTCCACGATGAGTTTCAAGTGGAGGTGCGTGAGGACCAAGCAGAACAATTTGGTAGGCTAGCGGTCGATTGCATCAAGAGAGCAGGTACGGATTTAGGTTTAAAATGCCCATTAGATGGGGAATATAAGGTAGGTGAAAACTGGTCTCAGACTCACTAAGGAGAAACGAATGAAAACAATTGAAACATTAGTAGAAGATGTCTATCATTTGATGGATAAGAAAGAGATAGGCGAAGGTGTAAACATCGAGAAAGTAGTAGAAGACTTCGGTGAGAACGTAAAGAACATCTTAATCAATAACATTACAGCACACGAGTTCGATAGACGTAAGCTACGTATGTCTAACATAGGTAAGAAAGATAGACAGTTGTGGTATAGCTATAATGGGTATAAAGGTGAAGAACTAATGCCTCACACTAGGATTAAATTTCTTTATGGTCACCTCGTAGAAGAGATGATTTTAGCTTTAGTTAAGCTATCAGGTCACACAGTAACTGATGAACAGAAGATGGTAGAGGTAGATGAGATTAAAGGCTCTATGGACTGTAAGATTGATGGTTTATTAGTAGATGTCAAGTCAGCATCTCCTTATGGTTTTAAGAAGTTTAAGGATGGCAACTTAATCAACGATGACCCTTTTGGCTATATCGACCAAATTAAAGGTTATGCTTATGCTGAGAAGGAAAGAAAGTTCGGTTGGTTGACTATGGATAAGACTAATGGTCACTTAACTGTACTTAAGTATGATATGGATGACGAGAGTTCACCTCATTGGACTAAGCTAAACTTTACTCCAATCACTCAAAGGATTGCTCAGATTAAGAATACAGTGAATCTTAAAGAGCCACCTGAGAAATGTTATGAAGCAGTCCCTGACGGTAAATCAGGTAATATGAAGTTAGGCTTAGGTTGCAGCTATTGTTCTTATAAGCACGATTGTCACGCTAGCCTAAGAACCTTTGTTTACTCTAATGGTCCTAAGTACCTAGTTGAGGTAGCTAGAGAACCTAGTGTTATGGAAGTGGATAGAGATGGTAATAGAATCAATAAGGAGATAGATGAATTCTTCAGCAACAGAAAAGTATCGTAGTAAACTAGAGAAGGAATGCCACGAGTTATTAGGCAAAGACTGGCAGTATGAACCGCATAGAATAGCATACATAGTAAGGCGGAACTATACACCAGACTTCGTTAAAGGTAAATACTACATTGAGGTTAAAGGTTTCTTTAGAGTAGGCGACACACAGAAGTATAAGGCTATTGCTGAACAGTTGAGAGCTGAAGGCAAACACCTAGTATTCTTAATGCCACAACCTGACAAAAGAACCAGAAAAGGAGGCAAGATAACTTATCGTGATTGGTGCGCTAAAAATGATATAGCTATCTTCTCAACTAAAGAAATTAAGGAGCTAAAGGAATGGACGAGAAAGCAATAAACCCTAGTCATTATAGACAAGGTAACATAGAAGTGATTGACTTCATCTTAGACCAGAAGTTTAATTACCTAGAAGGAAACATCATTAAGTATGTCAGTAGATACAAATTTAAGAATGGTATTGAGGACTTAAATAAAGCTAAATGGTACCTAGATTTATTGACTGAGGAGTACGATAAATGCTTACGCTAGAAGAACTTAAAGAACGTATCATAGCTGAGGCTTATGATGAGTGTTTAATATGTGAGGAACTAGAGATTAGCACTCGAGAGTTACTAGATGCTTTCGAGGATAAACTAGTAGATAATAGAGAAGTCTTTACAGACGAGGAAGGTGATGATGATACAGATTGAATACTTTTATTTAGCTATTACAGTGATGGCAGTTATAGGTACTTACCTTAGTTGGACATACGGTAATAATGAATACGATTATGGTTTTATGGATGCAGTACAGTTACACAGCGAAGGTAGACTTACTTATACCGTAGAGGAACAAGAAGATGGTATCAACTTAATTAATATTGAGGTGAAGGAGTGAAGACTGAGTGTAAACAGTGCTCAAACAGTATGGAAGGTAAGAGAAGCCACGCTGTCTATTGCTCTAGGGAATGTAAGGAGAAAGCTAGAGGTGTACGAAGAACTCTAGAAGGACACTGGAAGACTAACAAGGAAAAGGAACGTGCTAAGACATACAGGGATAACAATCCAGGACAAGCTCTAGAGAGAGGGCGCAAGTGGTGTAAAAACAACAGAGCTAGTGTTAACGCTAAGAAAGCTAGAAGAAGAGCAGCACAACATAACGCCACGCCTTCTTGGGCTGATAAGGAAGCCATTAAGCGTATGTATATTGTGTCTCAGTTCTTAACTGACAAGATAGGAGAGCCTCACCACGTAGACCACATCATACCTTTGAGAGGTGAGAATATTTGCGGACTACACGTTGAGTATAATTTAGATGTTATACCTGCTAAGGATAACTTAAGAAAAGGAAATAGATATGCGTAAAGAATACTTAGGTATTATTATTGACCGCACTAGAGACAAGGGAATGTCACAGCAAGCACTTGAGTTAGTGAATGGTTATTACCTGCGAGGGAAGGAAACAAGCCCGCAACAGGCATATGCCAGGGCAGCAGTGGCGTATAGTGCTGGTGACTTAGAGTTAGCCCAAAGATTGTATGATGCAGTAAGTAAAGGTTGGTTTATGTATTCGTCACCTGTGCTAAGTAATGCACCTGAGCCTGGAGAGAAGGTAAAAGGACTGCCTATTAGCTGTTTCTTGTCTTATGTTCCAGATACAGTGGACGGCTTAGTATCACACCAATCAGAGATTGCACACTTAAGTGTACGTGGTGGAGGAATTGGAGGACATTGGGGTGATGTACGTCCTGTAAGTGATAAAGCACCAGGACCTATCCCATTCATTAAGGTAGCAGACTCAGCGATGACTGCTTATAAACAAGGACAAACAAGGAAAGGAAGTTATGCAGCGTATATGGACATATCTCACCCAGACGTGGTGGAGTTTCTTAACATCAGGGTACCTACGGGAGGCGATAGCAATCGTAAGTGCTTCAATATTAATAATGCTGTTAACATTACCGACAGTTTTATTAGTAGCGTTCTTGCTGGTGGCACGTGGGATTTACGAGACCCTAAAGATAATAGCATCAGGGATACAGTGGATTCTAGGGAGCTGTGGGAAAGATTGCTTGAGACTAGGTTCAGGACTGGCGAACCATACCTCAACTTTATTGACGAAGCTAACAGACACTTACCGCAACCGTTAAAGGAGAAGGGTCTTGAGATTAAAGGTTCAAACTTATGTAACGAGATACATCTACCTACAAGCAGTGACCGTACTGCTGTATGCTGTCTCTCTTCTGTTAACCTAGAGAAGTATGATGAGTGGAAAGAGACATCCTTAGTATCAGACTTGATTACGATGTTAGATAATGTACTTACTTGTTTCATTAATGATGCACCACCTGAATTACACAGAGCTATTACTTCTGCCAAGGGTGAACGCTCACTAGGATTAGGTGCATTTGGTTTTCATTCGTACCTACAATCTAAGAGTATTCCTTGGGAGTCTTCACTAGCTGTAGGTAAGAACCTTCAGATGTTTAGGTTGATTAAAGCACAAGCACTAGAAGCTACATACGAACTAGGTAAGACAAGAGGTGAGTACCTTGATGGTGTAGGCACAGGCAGACGTAACAGTCACCTATTAGCAGTAGCACCTAACGCTAATAGTGCTATGATTGCTAGTACTAGTGCTAGTATTGAGCCTATTAAGTCTAACTACTATACACATAAGACTAGGATTGGTTCACACGTCATTAAGAATAGACACCTAGAGAAAGTAATGGAAGAACACAGACTAAGATTAGGTAAAGATGAAGAGTGGTTAGCTAAAGAGTGGCGTAACATTAGTCACCACGAAGGCTCGGTACAACAGTTAGATTATCTTACTGATTGGGAGAAGGACGTATTCAAGACTGCCTTTGAACTAGACCAGATGTGGGTAGTACAACACGCAGGTGATAGACAACAGTTTATCTGTCAAGGTCAGTCTGTTAATCTATTCTTTCCTGCTGGTAGTGATAAGAACTATGTATCACAAGTACACCTACAGGCTTGGAAGTCTAAGCTTAAAGGACTGTACTACTTAAGAACCTCAGCTAGTAATAACGCTGAGAATGTGGGACAGAGTGTAGAGAGAGTAGCACTTAAAGATTTTATGGAGAACGAAGACACTTGCTTGGCTTGTGAAGGATAATAGTATGAGTAATTTATTAGAAGAGAGTAAGGTTTACAAACCGTTCCAACATCCCTGGGCTGTGGAGTACGCAGAGCAACACGAGGATTTGCACTGGACTGAGAAAGAGTTGAACCTTAATGATGATGTAACACAGTGGAAAGACGGTACACTGAGTGAGACAGAGAAGGCACACATCACTGCTATCCTTAGACTATTCACACAGTCTGATGTGGTAGTAGCAGGTAACTACAGTAGCTACTATATACCTAAGTTCTTAAACAACGAGGTACGTATGATGTTACTTAGCTTTGCAGCTAGAGAAGGTATTCACGCTAGAGCTTATGCTTTACTTAACGATACCTTAGGGTTACACGAGAAAGAGTATAGTACGTTCCTTGAGTACAAAGAACTATCTAAGAAGGTAGACTTTATGAAGGATGCAGATGTACACTCACTTCACGGTACTGCTCTATCGTTAGCACTAACAGTATTCAACGAGGGTGTTAGCTTATTCAGTGCCTTCGTTATGTTGCTTAACTACCAACGTATGGGTAAGATGAAAGGTATGAACACTGTGGTAGAGTGGAGCATACGTGATGAGACGTTACATACTGAAGGGATGTCTAGGTTATTTAGGGAATTTTGTAATGAACACGGGAGAATTGTTAATGATGATTTCAAGAAAGAAGTATATAGAATGGCGAGACAAGTTGTTAAGCTTGAAGATAAAGTTATTGACCTTGCCTATCAGGCTGGGGATATTGAAGGACTTGACAAAGGTGAAGTTAAAACGTACATACGCTATCTGGCGGACAGACGATTAATTCAGCTTGGACTTAAGGGTAACTTTAAAGTCAAAGAGAATCCTCTTCCGTGGGTAGAAGAGTTAACGAGTGGTGACAGTATGTCTAACTTCTTTGAGAAGACAGTCACTGATTATAGTACAGTAGGTATGACAGGAGATATAGTATGGGATTAAATGGATGGAACAATGAATTACGTTGGCTAGGAGCGGTATTAATAGTAGCACTAGTGTGGGCTATCAGCAGTAAGCCTTCAGAGGCTTGGGTTGAGACTACGAGTGACTACCACTTCTCTGCAGCTGAGGATATCACTATGGATGTGACGATGGTAAACGGTACTAGTGGTACATACCAGTGTCCTAGTGCTCAAGCTTGTTACATCCAGGCGTTGAAGTATGAGGCTAGAGGTGCACAGCAGTATTGTGTATCACTGGTTATGAAGAGAGATGGTAAGGTAATCTGGCATAGGAGATATAGATGATAGCTGATATATTTATAGGTCTACTATTCGTAGGTTCAATATGGTTTGCTTATGTATGTGGCAAGACTGACTGCCAGAAGAACGGTTGTTATAGAGGTAATAAAGATGAATAAAGAAGTACCAAAGACTCCTACTTGGAGAGAACTCAACGATAAACTAGAGGAGCTAGAAGAACAGCACGAACTCTTGGGTAGAAGATATGATGACTTAACTAGGTTGATACGTAAGCAAGGTAAAGATAAAGTAGTAGATGATTATAATAAATACTTAATGAACTACGCTAAGGACTGGGATAGGTTGTGAGGGTTCAAATATGAGTCATTAGTCCTAGTTAACAAGGATTAAAGCTCAAATATGAGTCATTAAAGGAGAATGATATGATAGTTGAAGAAGTAGAAAATAAACCAGGTGACTTCACAGTCAGTGATGTAACACCAGAGGAGCGGCAGTACCTATTTAAGAAAGGAATCAGTGCTCTAGTGAATGAGGCACGTAAGGGTAAGACTCAGTTCATTGTCTTAGACCCTGACCACCCTGCAGCACCTAAGGAAGACGATGACCCTAAGCTAACAGTAGAGATTGATGACGATGACGTACAAGCTTTAATACAAGTAGGTATCACTCAGATTCTTATTGACTTTATTGATAGAGAGAAGG